CTCGCTGAGGAATTTTTTTGTTGAATACAAGCCTTTAGTACTTAATGATAAAAAACAAACATGTTTCTATTGTCAACTCGGTGCAAGTGTAATCATAAGTTCCGAAAGTGACGTCACGACTCAATGCCCTCATACGGACGAAGATGTACCTCAAGCCAAACACGATGCAAGAGACTTTGTCTCCTTCTCTTTCTGGGCTCCACTAAATGTACGCTATTTTACGTTCTTAATAGATAGTTTGCCTTCAAACCTAAGTCTTAGGTCAAGAATGGAAAGTAAATTGAGAACAATAACTCAACAATTTGATCTTGGCGATTGTATATTCTTCAAATCACATTTCCCACACAGCGGTGGTCCTGGAATAAAACAACCAAAAGGAAACCCCCTGGATAAATCCATTTGTTTTCACCAATACGTAGGTAAGTTAAAATGGTAAGAAGTTAATCATGCTCTTTTTTATACTCGCTTCTATTGGGGTTATGTTTAAACATAATGATATAGACTGTAAATCAGATCATGCAATACACAAGGAATTGAATAGGAAGACGGACAGAGTATTTTCAACAATATATACAGATGAAAACGAAATCAAAGTATTGGAAAGTAAAGATACGAGACGAAGTGACAAAGAACTTGCAGGCTTTACTTATAATGCAAAACTTATGGCAAGTTTATTAAATCAAACGAAAAAACAAAGAAGGGGAGATGATGGGAAGTTTATTGAAGAAGGGAAACGTAAAAAAAGAAGGAAATGAGTTTTATTTAGTTCTATCAATGTAAGGCAACATTCATATTTTTACTCGAATAATAATTTAAATTTAAAATCGGATTGTGATAAAATAGTAGCGACAAAGAAGTTAAAAATATATTTTAGTCCGTTATACAATTTTATAAATATATTCTCATATAGTTGTTGCAGTAGTCCTACAAAAACAATCATTAAGTAGATAGGTGGCAGATAAGAAAGTAATTCCATTCAAGTACAAAATACCATCACTGGGGTAAATGACTATTTTGATGGGGTAGTAAGGCAATGATGGACTTCAGTGAAAATGATGGATATCGTATGAATACTGCTAATGTGATCGTGAGACAATCAGACAGCAGGAAAGGTAGAGTAGAAGAAACTGCTATGACAATGTCATCACTGGCTCTGGATATTATTAGAACTGCAGCCTAGATCAACAAAATCTCAAAATTGGCATTTTGGTGAAGGCAAGTAAGCTGTGTTATTCTTTCGTGGTTTGTTGTTGTGTTGTTCTTTGTTGATGAATTACTATATATGGTTTTATTGTACAGCTCCGTGGTGCTCCGAGAAAAGACAAAAGTAATTGAGAGCTGTGTCGCGACACCTGATGGAGGTGCCTTGTTTTTTGCTCACTCGGTCGTTCACCGGGGTACCGGGAACGATTCCGATGTAACTCTTTATGCTCTATTTTGCCATCGCGATTTTATTGAGAACATAAACAAACGGAATGCAACGAAAGAATCATGATTGTTTGGGTCATGTATTGATCATCCAGTAGGATTTAAATGTTGATCTTTCTTATTTTTTACATAGACTTCGATTGAGTAACAAGAAGTGCCGGAAATAATATAGTACATGCATAGAGGTAGCAATATATATTTTATTTAAGTACAATGTATTGTCTATAGTTCTATATAGCAATGCGTCGGTCGTCTATAGTACTATGTATTCTACAAATGTGTGTTTACACAATAACACTAAGATGTTTGTATTGGTTCGACCAACAAAGCTATGAGCAACAACTTCTGGAACATGAATCGCTGCTTAGCACGCAACAGCATCACAAAGATCCAGGTATCGAAGAGAAGATACTAAATAATACTGCATTCTTGATTAAAACATTCGATCGTCATCAATGCGTTGATGCTTTGTTGTATAGAATTCGTGAGCTGTATCCACTACTCGCTATCTATATTGCCGATGATGGTTATGAAGCATACATAGTCCCTTTAGAATTCCAGAATGAGAGTTTGAAGTATATCCGTCTCCCCGTAGACTCTGGGGTAGGGTTTGGAAGGAATGAATTGATACGCCACGCCGACATGGATTCGTATAAATACATTATTATGAGTGATGATGATTATTTCATAGAGGATATGAGGTTGATCGAATCTATGATTCAAAGATTCGTAGCGATGAATAAGGTAGCGATGAATCATGTTGATATAATTGCACCATATAGATGTGAAGAACGTGGCGGGGATCCAAACCTATCAACTTGTCCCGTGAAACGGAATTCTGGGGAACTTGTTGTTCATGATCAAACATTGTATGTTGTACCCAATATTATGACAAAGAAGAATACGTATCATCCAATGTGTGGTGAGAGTGAATTGTTTCAACAATTCTTTTTTGCCCGAACATCGATAATACGAAGTTATGGATGGGACGATAGTTTGAAAAATAATGATCATTACGATTTCTTACTGAACCTGAAGAACAATGGAATCGTGGCCATGACCTGTGCGGATCTTAAGATTTTGCACACGAAGCATTCATGTCAAGTTGAATCGAAGCGCAACAAAGAGTATGTTGAATTAAGATCCAAACGATGGTTTAATCTTTTAAACCATGTATTCCAAAAACACAATCTTCATACTCTACACGATGAGAATAGCCAATCATTTGCACTAAGCACGACTTCTTTGAATAGTATTGTGTACACAAAAGGGAGGGTTATGGAATCTACTACGACATACATGAATTATGCTATACAACATTACCATGATTCGACATCGTCCATTCATGCAGAGAATAAAATTGTGTACAGGGATCCAAGAAACACGGTCCATTCAAGACAGCACGGGGATTGCTATGAATTGATAACGGCCAATCTTGTGACCAAAGGATCTGGTTTGATCCAAAGACAATTTTACCAATTTCTACCATCGTGTCCTCTCTTATCAACTGCTGCATATCATACTATGTATCACGATGGTTTGATTCAGAGACATCCTATGGTTTGGTTACAAAATGGGATAGCGATGAATACAAACGACATTCTACCAAACATCCATGTTGTCTCGAGTAGGTTTAATTTAAAACTGTATGATAAAGGTAATGATATCATTATTTTTGATATCAACCGAAGAGATACAGTTACAACTATTATTACTAACAACATCATAAAGAGAATGAATACGTATGTTGTTTGTGGAGAAACGTATTATGTTGCTTCTGGATTTATTGGTGGATGTGTTGTCGATTTAAAGCGTAGTGTTGATCAACCAGCGTTGCGTGGCATCGATGGCATTGATGATTTATTTCAAGATAATCTTCAGAGAATCCAAGTACCAATTTTTTCAAATAATAGTCTAAAGAAGGTTGTTCTCCCTAGTATAGAAACGATCATGAAGAGATACCAAAATCATATCAATATACAATCATCAATCGTTTACCGAGATCCAAAGGATAACAGAATCGTTGCATTGATTGTATACAAAGATCGAATGGGTGGTGACGACCAGCAAGATCGAATGGGTGGTGACGACCAACAAGATCGAATGGAGATAGATCAACTTAGTAGCAAGAGACTTTGTATTCTATATTTTCGCGATTTTAATAAAAGCATCTAAATTCTATTTAATATAATCACCTATTTAAGTTATTAATGATGAATGTTTATCTTAAATTTGGACTTGTAATACTACATATGATGTATAATGAATTAGCATCAAATAGAATCTTATTGGACCCATCGGGTCCGGATTGGATCGATCCTTCTGGTCCAGACGGTACTGATAGTAAGCAATCACTGCGCGAGCCTTGTGCTAATTTAGATGAATGTGACATTCGTCTAAAGTGTAGAAACTTTGTGGAAAACTTTTGGTACCCAGATTCCGATAGCATATCCTTGTGTGCGCCTGATATCGGGGTACTTGGATCATATTGTAATCATAGATTGGCCCAACGCGGGTTTGATGAATGTAATTATGGGCTGTATTGTAATCCTAATAGTGATGAAAGTATGTTTTCGGTTTGTGAACCAGTTGAAGGTGCTTATTTGTCCGAGTGTAGTACGGTTGCTTCGTGTAAAACTGGATTGGAATGTAGGGGTGATGTGTGTGTACCGGATGTAGGTACCTTAGGATCTATCTGCGATTATGATGCTGACGATAGCTGTCTCGAAGGTCTTGAGTGTGATGATCTTGATCTTGGGGAAGGCACGGTAGCTTACACCGTTTGTAGGAAAGCACCAACATACGCTATTAGTTCCAATATTCAATTCACCATAGCACCAATCACAACATCAAACACAACATCAAACACAACAACCATAGCTTCTGATTCTATTCGCAAAATTATTGCAAATGTTTTTAATGTTAATGTTGAGCAGGTTGATGTTATTTCGATTACTGTTATTGAAAATAATGACGATGAAGATGTTGGTCGTAGGCGAAACCTAAAGACAACGAATAATGAGATTGATGTTGATTTTAAGATTAACTACGATACAGTAGAGGATTCTAAACAAGCAGAGGCTGAGATAATTGTAATTAAGAATAACCCACAAGCATTGGTCGATGAAATTGAGCTTACTATTGGTATAGAAGTAGGAAGTATTGAGGTTGAGGATCCAGTGATTATTGAAGAAAAGATTGAATTCGTGCCACCGAATATCGTACCAGATAGGATAGTTACCGATGGTAAGTTAGGAAGTTTATGTGGATCATTGGTAGATGAAGGAGATTGTGACACTAGATTTGAATGTGTTGCGAATGAGATTAATGGCAAGTCTTTCGAGGTATGTACCCTTCCCACGGGAGTATTTGGTGCTATTTGTACGATAGATACAGATTGTCAAGATGAATTGATTTGTATCGACGAGGGAGGTGTTACGGTATGTGGATCCCCCCCTGGTGGATATTTGGATTACTGTTCGGTAGATCAAGATTGTGTGGGAGATTTAGTTTGTGATGAGGTAGATGGAGTTAATGTTTGTTCAACATTGGGTAATGGAGTCGAGACCTTATGGTGTTCATCGGATGAAGATTGTGCAGAAGATTTAGTTTGTAGAATTGGTCTGAGTGGGTACATACTATGTAGTAACGAAACAACAACAACAACAACAACAACAACAGCAACAACAACAGCAACAACAACAACAACAACTCCATCAACAGCTCCAACAACCCAACCTCTACTAAACATAGTACCACTATTAGTAACAATAATAGTTGGATTCGTTATTGTACTACTGTTTTGTTTCGGGGCTATACTTTTAAAATTAAATAGCGAAAATCTTACCATTTTTTAAACTACTCCTTTTAATGGGGCTAACAACTGTTAACGATTTAATAGTAAGTAATATCATCTTTGTTTTTTATAAAAAAAAATAAAATCAATTTAGTTTTTTCCTACCAAATTTTTATTATAAATGGATGAAAATGGAAGAGTGCTTAATTCATCAGAGTGGGTTTGTGGGTTTCTAATAAAGAAGCAAGGGAAATTCTAACAAACATACATCAATACGTCTCTATTCAATGTATCAAGACTCAATCCATTAGCTCTTAGAATCAATAGTTCACTGTTCATTGTTCATTTAACAAATTATAATTTTTTTTAATGTAAGTACCAAGTACGAGCCATCCTAAGGATAGAAATGCAGTTTCAGCTTAAATACGGTGGTTTTGATTTATAATGACTGTAAGGAACTATTATTACTATATGTATCCAGACTAGGAATGCGGTTTATGTTGTATACATGAACTTGTTTCTTTATTTCTGAGACACAAAAAGACACTTTTTTAAATTAATTATAAGCTATAATGGTGCGAAATACCTATATACATACACATACATACTGAAACTATAGACGAATAATTATGTATTCTATTATATTGATTTATGAATAAGAGCGAATAGTACATGCGAAAACGTTTTTGTTTTGATTTTTGTATTCTAAAAAAAAACTTATTGACAAATGTATCAATGTACTTTCATAGAATAATAACAACTACTACATTGCAGCGATTGATTTAGGACAATCTTCTTCAAATGCTTGTCTTATAAGTGAAGGAAAAAAAACTTACGCTCCTACTGTACATACAAATAACGAGTTAGGCCAAGAAATAACACACACCTCCATTTTGTACAAAAAGAGAGTTGATGATGTTGAACCGACGGCATTTGGAGGGGGTGATACAACCAAGTATCATACTGGCTTGAAACCTTATATTGGATTGCATACATTGGGAGAAGTTCATTTTGCAGCGAAAGGTGAACCTATGCACCCAAGCATGAAATCTTTTGACATTGCACATCTTAATATCGAAGTTCACAAACAAACTGGTGGGCACCCTCTGTTCAAATTGAAGAGTACGAAGGTTATGGTTACTGCTAGGCAATGGTGTATAGATGTGTACAGATATCTTATTCTAGACATACTTCGTACTTGTCCTGATTATAAACAAGACAAAATTAACAAATGGGTCTTAACACACCCCATCAACAATGTTTCACCGCTGTTAACGGAAGAGCTGACATTGGCATTTAAATGTGCGCTTGCAAAAGTAGAAGAAGAGTTGGATGAGGAATCGAGTCCACTCCGGAACGTATTGTTTAAACATTCACATTATGATACTGATAATCGTATCAGCCTCATTGACGAAAGCATGGCTGCGTTGTTTTGTAATCTTGATGATATTGATAGTAAGAAGGAAACAAATTCCACTTCTATATTGATGTTTGATTGTGGGGCGTACACTTGCGATGCATCGCTTTTTAAGGTATCTTCTGAGGAGGGGGGTGGTGCAATGAAACTATCGACTGTAGCACTATGTGGTTCGAGCCATATTAACGGAGATCAAATAACTTCATCTCTTACCGATCTAATTATAGAAAGAGCCGAAGGTGAAGCGGAAGAAGGCATTAACGTTGTGAATCAAAACTATATCTGGAGAAAAGTGGAAAGTGGTAAACGAGAATTATGTAACGAATCGGATTGTAGGAGTAATCCTTACACAATTGTTTGTACTTATGATGATAGTGAGCGTGTTATTGTTGATATGTCAGTCAATGATGTTACGAGTGTGTGTAAAGAGAAATGGCAGTCATTCATAGACTCTTCTGATGAATCAATAAAAAAGTTCTTCAATGAAGTTATTAAACAATTGCAAGAGGGTACTATTGATTATATGATTCCAGTTGGTGGTGGTTTAAGGAACAACATTCTTCGTTCGATTCTTGAAAAATGGGTCACAGAGAAATCAAGTAGTGCCCCAAAAGTCTTGAATAATGGTAGCCTCAATTCAAATGTAGCCAAAGGTAGGTTGTTGCTGTTGATATGTCAGTCGAGGATGTTTGTTTGTTTGTGTTTGTGTGTTTGTTTGTTTGTTTGTTTGTGTGTTTGTTTGTTTGTGTGTACATTCTTTGTATCCTAATGTTGTATAGGCGCAGCGCTGAAAGTTGCAAGAAACATTCAATTGGATTTGATATCTCCTATATCCGTTAAGATTGTGTATGATGGTGGTGATGAAGAAATATTGATTGACCTGGGTCAAAAACTTGGAGAATGGAGAGTGATAGATGGTATCACTTTGCCGACTACCTCGGACGGAACGCTATCGGTTATTGTAAAGCTACGTCTTGGTTCAAGTACGACACTGAAGGAATATGAAATCCCAGCGAAGAATTATCACATGAAAAAGGGAACCCTGAATGCAGAACTAAACGCCATGATTGATTTCAATGGAATTCCGAAATTCGATTTGTTGATTAAAAAATTGGGTATCGACAGTTCGGTATGTATCGATAAGAAGCCAGTTTCTAGAGTTGCTCGATACTTTGATAACCCTACTACTGCTTGTCCGACACCAGTTGATGCTCAATCTCCTGCTTGTCCGACACCAGTTGATGCTCAATCTCCTGCTTTGGTTACGGACATGATGGTTCATAACCCTACTGCAACAGTCGATGCATTGAGCCAAAGTAATACTACGAGTGAACTAGTCGCAGCCTTGGATGAG